TGCGCTGTTCTCGATTGAAAGGAAATGAGTATCCGACGAGAACAAGTCCTCGTTGATCGTGACTTTGTGGTCGCAGTGCGGGCAGTGCCAATTGAATGGTTTCATCGCCATGACCAGTTCCGGTAGCTGCGTGCAAAGCACATACTTCTGGCTTCTTGTAAGTTCCGGCTAGTCGTCGGTGCCGTCGTCGGGCACGAGCGTGCCGTTGATGGTCTTCGGCAACACGCGCCCACGCGCGCCGCGGATACGACCCTTCATGCTCTTCTTGCCGTTGGCGCTCTGGGCATCAGACACGCGCTGCATCTCCGCTCGGATGAGCCGGGGCGCGGTTAACGAGAACACCGTCGTGAACCAGCCCTTGCTGTCCTTGCCGATCCACTCGTTGCCGTAGCAGAAGCTGCTGACTGACGACCGCGACTTGCGCTTCAACACCGCAAGCATGTCGGCCTGCCCATCCACGAACGAGTCCTTCGGATCGAGGTTGCGCTTCACTTCGTCGCGGTCTGATGGCCTTCCCATGGGCGAATTCTACCAGCCGAAGCAGACGCCCACCATTCGGTTGACAGTCGCGCCGGCCGCCGCGACCAGCCGCACACACACCCACCAACGACACACACACGCCGCCTGTTCACGCAGTTTTAACTGTACCCACTCTTAGAGCGAGTGGAGAACACGACGTGACGAAGCAGAAACAGACGAAGGAGCAACAGTGCCTCATGCAGGTGTCGGAGGTCGCGCGACGCACCGGCTACTCGACCAAGCGCGTCGACCAGCTGGTGCGCGCAGGCGTGGTGTCCCCGCTGAAGGTTGCGGGCCTGCGTTTCTACAGCGACACCGACGTGCAGGCGCTCATGGGCCACCGCGCCCGGGCGCAGGCCAAGCGCAATCGCACCGCGGGACCCGAGCAGGACTGAACGTGGACCCGCGAGTTGCAGCGCTGGCGCGGCTGCTCGCACGTAAGTACGTGCGGGACCAGTTGCGAGCGGCTGCAGCAACGACGACTGAGGATGAGGAGAGGATCCGTGAGCACCGACAAGCCGGAAGTACCCGACCAGACGGACAAGCAACTGAACTCAGCAATGAGGCTGGTGCGGGCACTCGCCACAACTCTAGGTAAGGAGCGCGGCGCAGGCGCTCGCGAAACGAAGCTCGCGTTGCGCGCCTTTGATGCGCTGGATGAACTGCAGGTTGTCCGTGAGCTGAAGGAAGGCCTTCAGTTGAGGTCGTAATGAGCGCCGACGTCAATAAGGTCCGCGAGGCGGTGCCGCCCGAACTGCGCGAGCTGCCCATGTGGCTGCTATGGCGGCTGGAGGGCAACAGCAAGGTGCCCTACTACGCGAGCAAGGTGCGCCGTCACGGGAAACTGGACACCCCTGAGGATCGCGCGCAGCTCGTCACGTTCGATGAGGTTGCCGCAGCCTACGACCCGAGCTTTACCGGTGTGGGTGTAGCACTCGGCGCAGTGCCTAACACGGACGTATCCCTGTGCGGCATCGACTTCGATGACGTCGATGGCTTTGACCCGCTCAACGATCCGCGAGTGCGGGAGTTGGTGAAGGCTGCGGACTCCTACGCCGAAGTGTCGCCGTCAGGTCGCGGTGTCAAGGTGTTCGGTACTGGCAGCATCGGTAAGCGCGCGCCGCAGCGGCCGCGCCCGGACGGCCTCGAGATTTACAGCCGCGAGCGGTTCTTCACAGTGACCGGTGAGCGAATCAACGGCGCACACCTCGCGGACCTCACAGAAGCGGCAAAGCTGGCGCGCTCGTGTTGGTCGGCAGCCAAGCAGCGACCGACAACCGGGCAGCACCACGCGACCAGCAGCGACCGTGTGCCCGAGGGCGGGCGCAACCAAGCCCTGTGGGACGAAGCCTGTCGCCTGCACAACCGCAGCACCGACAAGGATGCAGGGCTTGAGGCCCTGCTCGCCTACAACGCCGAGCGCTGCGACCCGCCGCTGTCGGATGAGGACGTGCGCGGTGTCTGCGATCGCGTCTGGTCACAAGACCGGCGCTTTGAAAACACCGACTATGGGAACGCCGAGCGGTTCGTCGACGAGCACCGCGACGACGTGCGCTTCGTTCACGAGTTCAACCGCTGGTATGTGTGGGACGGCCACCACTGGCGAGAGGACACCCGGCGCGAGGTCGAGCTGCTCTGCAAGCAGACGATCCGCAAAATGCAGCTCAAGGCTGTGCTGCTGGACGACGACAACAGGAAGCGGGCACTTATCAAGTGGGCACTCGCCTCCGAGAGTGTCGGGCGCATCGCAGCAGCGATCCAGCTCGCACGCAGCGAACCGGGCATCACCATTACGGCCGCCGACCTGGATAAGGATCCGTGGGCGCTGGTAACGACCAACGCAGTGCTCGACCTGCGCACGGGTAAGCCGGTCGCAGCACGACGCGACGCGCTGCTTACCAAGCAGGCCGGCACGAGCTACGACCCCGGCGCGACCTGTCCGGTGTGGGACGCCTACCTCGACCGTGTAATGCGCGGGGATAAGGCGAGGATCAACTTCCTGCAGCGTGCGGTCGGTTACGCGCTCACCGGCTTAACAACCGAGCACTGCGTGTTCTTCCTCTACGGCACCGGGGCGAACGGCAAGACGACCTTCGTTAACACGATCCACGCGATGCTGGGCGAGTACGCCCGCGCCACCGACACCAACATGTGGGTGAGCAAGAAGCACGCATCCGTGCCCGACGACCTTGCCGCACTGCGCGGCATCAGGCTCGCCACCACCACGGAAGGTGAGGACGGGCAACGGCTCGCGGAGTCGCGCATCAAGCAGATCGCGGGCGGCGACGTAATTGCAGCACGGAAGCTCTACGGCGACTGGTTCCAGTTTGTGCCACAGCTGAAGCTGTTCTTTGCCACCAACCACAAGCCCGTAATCATGTCGGATGACCACGCCATCTGGCGGCGCATCCGGCTGATCCCGTTCGAGGTGCAAATACCCGAGGCCGAGCGCGACCAGACACTGCAACGCAAGCTCCTCGCCGAGTTACCCGGCATCCTCAACTGGGCGCTTGAGGGATGTTTACAGTGGCAGGCCGAGGGCCTCCAACCGCCAGCCGCCGTGCAGGAGGCAGGCAAGCAGTACCGGGCTGAACAAGACCGCATCGGAGCGTTCCTCGATGAGTGCTGCGTGGTCAACCCGGACCAGACCACGATGACGGTCACGGCATCCGCGCTCTACGGAAGTTACACACGCTGGTGCAACAACAACGGCTGCCACTCGCTGTCGGCACTCCGGTTCAAGGAGAAGCTGGGCGAGCGCGGTCTGGTCCAACACAAGACGAAGAAGGCCAACGAGTGGCGAGGTATCGGGCTGCTGAGCCTGCAGCAGAGCGACCCACCGGGTGAGGCAGACCCGGATGGGATGGACTACCCGATGTGAGTGGTCATATGACGAACGCCTCCACCCGCCTCCACCCCTACACCCACACCGGCCCTCATGGTGGAAGGTGGAGGGTCGGTGGATACCGGACGGAAAGCTTTTCCGGTTTTTTTCTCTCGAGAGAGAATTTTTCCGTGGAGCCTCCACCGACCCTCCACCCTCCACCGCTGGGGGTCGCCACCCGTGCTCGCGCGCACCCCTCCACCGTGCCGGGGGGTGTGCCTGCCTGCCGCTCGCGCCCGAGCGTGGCCTCCGGACCGCTCCCGAGGGCCTTCGGAGCCGCTCGGAGCGCAGACCGCTACCTCGGCCAGGATACGACGCCGCGCAGCTCGGAGAGCGCCCACCGCGGCTCCGGGACCCGCGGCGCTCGACGTGCCTGCTGCCTGCTCGGGCGGTCCCGGGTGCGTGGTGGTGGGCACCGGTACCGAATCAGGAACGGAGCTACAGACGTGTACAGCCACCACGTGGTGCCGCGGAGGTCGTCCTGACGTGGCCCGCCTACGCTCCCACCGCAAGCTCAGGACCGTCCCGGCGAAGTTCAACCCGAACTTCCTCGAAACGCTCGACCTGCGGTTCGGTCCCGCTCTTGCCGCCAAGCGCACTTACTGCGAGCTGGTTGCCGCCCTCGGTGGGGAGGAAAACCTGTCGCCGCAGCGTCTGTTGCTAATCGAGCGTGCAACTTGGACGAGCATCATGCTCGCCAAGCACGAGGTCGACTTTGCGACCAGCGGGAAAGTAAACCTCAGCGATTACACGCAGGCCACTCATGCGCTCGTCTCGCTGCTCAAGACGCTTGGCCTTAACCGCGTGCCGGTCAACTTACCCAGCCTGCGCGAGTATCTGGAGCCGCGGCAGCGCGATGCATAACCACAGCTTCATGCGTGTTGCCCGCGAGCTGCTGGGCCTCGGTGAGCCAACCTTTCGAGCGTGGCTCACGCTGCTGGGCGGGGCGCTCGGTTGCACGCTCGATGACGCACAGGCAGTAGAAACTTTCCGCACCCTGACCGGGCGCGAGCCGCTGCCCGCCCCGGCGCGCGAGTTGTGGCTCGCAGTCGGCCGCCGTGGTGGGAAGAGCCGCGCTGCTGCTGCTCTCGTCGTGTTCCTCGCACTGCTCAAGGAGTGGCGGCTCGCACCGGGCGAGGTTGGCAGCGTGTTCGTGCTGGCCAACGACCGCACACAGGCCAAGGTTGCTTTCCGCTACGTGCGCGGCCTGCTCGACGCGCACCCGGTCCTCAGTCGCGAGGTGTTGGCTGTTACCGCGGACACCATCACGCTCGCCAACGGCATCGAGATCGTTATCGGCACTGCGGACAACGCAGCAGTGCGTGGGCGCACTGTGGTTGCTGCCATCTGCGACGAGTTTGCGTTCTGGCCGTATGAGCAGGCCATCGAGGTGTTGCGCGCGCTGCGCCCGGGCATGGCCACGCAGCCCGATGCAATGCTCATCGTCATCAGCACGGTTTACGCCGCGGCGGGTCCGTTCTACGAGGCGCGCCGCAGCTACTACGGCATGGACGACCCGCACGTGCTGTATGCGACTGCAACCTCGCAGCAGATGAACCCGACGCTGAGCGATGCGTTTATCGCTGCGGAACTGGAGCGCGACCCGGTTGGTAACGCCGCCGAGTACCTGAGCATCGAGCGGTCGGACGTGGCTTCGTTCCTCGATGCGCCGCTGGTCGATGGCGCGACGCGCAGCGAGCCGCGCGAGTTGCCAGCGGTCACGCACACGCCCAACGGCGCAGCCATTCGGTATGTTGCGGGCCTCGACGTGTCGGGCGGTCGCAGTGACGCCGCAGCCTGTGCGGTCGCGCATCGTGTGGGGCAGCGGGTGGTGGTCGATGCCTGCCGCCGCTGGCCCGCGCCCCACGACCCGGTCGCAGTTGCTGCACAGGTCGCGGAGTTCCTCGCGCCCTACCGGCTCGCGCACGTTCACGCCGACCACTACGGTGCCGAGCTTGCGCGCAGCCTGTACCACGAGGCGGGCATTGCACTCGTCAGTGCCGACGTGAACCGCAGCGAGGCGTACCTGCACCTGCTGCCGCTGCTCACCACCGGGCGCGTCGAGCTGCCGCCTGAGCCGCGGTTGCGGCTTGAGTTGCTCGGGCTGGAGCGTCGCACTGCGCGCGGCGGCCGCGACTCCATCGACCATCGCCCCGGCGCACACGATGACTTGGCCAACTCGGTCGCGCTTGCAGCGTGGGCTGCAAACCGCGGTGCAGCGGCAGGCCGACACCGTGTGTTCGCTCACCATTCGACTCTGCTCGACGGGCTTGCCGGTCCCGTCGCGCATACCTGGGTAAACCCGGCCGATCGACGCCCCGACGACTCGTTGTGGGCGAACCTTAACGCTGACCTGATGTGAGGAATAAACCATGAGCAAGCTACGTTTCGCCCGCGACAGTGACGGTGACTTTAACTTTGCCGAGGCGCGACTCAGTCGCTTTGTGGAAGCGCTGCGCCCGCGCACCGGGCAGGCCGGACCGATGGTGCCGCAGACGCTGATGGAGGCAGCATCGCGCGAACTCGTCCAGTCCGTGAACCGCATCGCTGACCAGCGCCGCATCGAGTTCGCGCAGGCCGCGGCCGTCGCGGTCAAGGAGCGCCCGAGCCTGTTCTGGTTGACGCGCGGTGTGTGTGTGCCGGACCACGACCCGTCCGCTGACGTGGAAGTGAGCTGATGAGCGGCTCACTCGAAAGCCGGCTGTGTGCACTGATCGAGCGGCTACTCGTGGACCTGCGCGAGTCGCTGCCGCCCGACGTGTTCGCAAAGCTGGTGTTGTATCGGGCTGCCTCTGAGCTGCTGGTCGAGGACTGGCAGCAGGAGGCACCCGGCGAGCTGCGCCATGCAACGTCGCACCTCGCTTTACAGGCGCTGGGTGTCGGGGATGCGGCGGTTGAGCGTGCGAAGGAGCAGCTCATCACCGGCCGCGATCCCGACACTCTCAACAGGAGGCAGTGAGGAAAGTAATGGCAACGGCAACGATCGAAGAAGTGCAGATCTTCGGCACGGGTCGACACAACGGTATGGACTTCGACGAGTCCGACCTAGACGAAATGGTTCGCGGCTTTCAACGGGAGAACCTGTCGGGGCGGCTCCCGGTAAAGCTCGGGCATGACGCACCCGACACCGCACCCGCGGCTGGGTGGATAACGAGGGTTTGGCGCGATGGCGAAAAGCTGGTCGCTGCCCTCTCCGACATACCCGATCAAGTCATGCAGGACATCCGCGAGGGACGCTGGCGCTTTTGCTCGATCGAGCTGTTGCGCGACGTCAAGTGTGCTTCGGGCCGCGCATACAAGTACCTGCTCGACGGACTCGCACTGCTCGGCTCGGCACGGCCGGCAGTGGACGGTCTGAAGCCGCTGCACGAGTCGATGACCCGAGCAGGTTTGGAGTTCGAGGGGTGGCTGTCGTTCGTCACCGCGCTGCCGGGTGGTGGTGGTGACTGGTTGCGGGCTGAGAACCAACAGCTGCGCGCGCAGCTGCACCGCGAGCGCATCGACTCGCTGATCGAGGGCGACGTGCGTGCGGGAGTCTGCCGCCCCGCCGCTCGAGAACAGTTCAAGCGCCTGTTCAAGCTCAACGATGAGGGCGCTTATGGGCGCATCACGCCCGACGACTGGAAAGCCTTCCGCGCCTCGCAGCCGCCGGGTGCGCCCCGCGGTGCGGCAACGCACTCGAACAACGTGGACACGATAGGTGCGCCCGATGCGGTGCTGGTCGAGCGCACCCGGCAATACCTGCGCGACAACGAACTGCGGCACCTGCAGCTTACCGGCGAGCGCCTCACGTTCGAGCGCGCCGCACACATCGTGACGCACGAAGTGGCGCGCACGGAGCCTGCGCTGCTGCGCCGTTACATCGAGCTACCCGGCGAGGCCGACTAACGATGAGGGGCGTTCTGCGGTTGGTGTCGGCCCTAGCTGCTGCGGGACGTGGGACGGGCTTAGCGCCCCCGGCCCCCGAGTGCTCTCCTCACTCGGCCTTCGCGCGCCTTTACACCTTTGCACAGTTGGGGGAGCAGTCATGAGTCCGCGCACGTATCAACGCATCCTTGAAGCACTGGCGCTCGGTGCACTCGCGTTCGCAGCCATCACCGCGGTACTCGTCGTGCTGTGGATGCTGGAGTGACAGCGTGTGTGTCGCCGGCTGCATACCTTGTGCCTACGTATCTCTACGTGCTTTTTTGTGAGTTCGGACCAGACACGGAGAGGACCCCATGACCAAGTCGAAGTCGAAGCGAGTGCGGAAGCCGAAGCGCCGCAACCCGGTCAACTTTGTGCAGGTTGCCTGCTGGCTCACGCATGAGCAGCGCGACGGCCTGCGCGCCGTGCAGCGCCGCACGCGCCTTACTCAGCAGAACCTGCTGCGCGATGGCGTCGAGCTGATGCTGGCGCATTACCGGGAGGTGCCACGATGAGCGCCGTTCCTGCCCAGATGGTGCTGGAGCTGGTCGAGCAATACTCGCGCCTGCTGCGCGAGTTCGAGGCTGAAGGAACTGTTGACCGGGCGAGCCTCAGCCACCGGCTCGAAGAAATCCACCAGCTGTTAATCCGGATGAACCTCGACCACCTCGTGCCCGACGTCATGGAGCGATGAACATGAGAGCAGCAATCTACGCACGGTACTCGACCGACAAGCAGACCGAGTCATCCACTGCCGACCAGTTGCGGGTCTGCACCGAGCTGGCCGACCGCGAGGGCTTTGCAGTCGTGCTTACGTTTCGTGACGAAGGCATCAGCGGCGCGGCGACCGGCAACCGCCCGGGCTTCATCGCCATGATGGAGGCGGCAGCGGCGCACCAGTTCGACGTGCTGCTGCTCATGGACCTGTCGCGCCTGTCGCGCAGTCAAGGCGACCTGCCCAAGACCATCGACCGGCTGCGCTTTGCAGGTGTCCGCGTCGTCGGCGTGCAGGACGGCTACGACTCCGACCGCAAGGGCCACAAGATGCAGGCGGGGTTGTCGGGCATCATCGGCGAGGCGTTCCGCGAGATGGTGGCCGAGCGCACCCAAGCTGCACTTGAGAGCCGCGCCCTCCGGGGGCAGGCGACCGGTAGCTGCGCCTACGGCTACAAGGTCGTGAAGCACGCCGACGGGACCAAGTGGCTCGCAGTGGACGAGGCCGAGGCCGAAGTTGTGCGCCGCATCTTCCGCATGTACGCCGAGGGCGCGGGGGGCAGGCAGATCGCCGCCGCGCTCAACGAGGACTGCGTCCCGTCGCCCGCCAAGCACTGGAAGCGCAAGGTGCACCCCCAGAAGGACCCGTGGCACCCGTCCGCCATTGCGGGCGACCCCAAGAAGGCGACCGGCATCATCAACAACGACGCCTATACCGGAAAGGCGGTCTGGAACCGCAGCAAGTACACCAAGGACCCCGACACCGGGCGGCGCTCGCGGCGACCCCTGCCCCGCTCCGAGTGGATCATCGTTGACGCGCCGCACCTGCGCATCGTGGATGACGAGCTGTGGGAGGCGGTACAGGCACGCATCCGGGCAACCCAGGAACGGACCAACATGGCCCGGGTGCGTGCTGCGGAGGCCATCGCACAGGGGCGCAAGCGGCGCAGCCGGTCGGGCCATTACGCCGGGGTTGCTTCTGCCCGCCCCGGGCGGCCGGCTCCCTACCTGCTGTCGGGCCTGCTCAAGTGCGGCACCTGTGGCAGTAACTTCATCATGGCCGACAGTCACAAGTATGGCTGCGCGACCCGCATCAACTGCGGCAGCGTCGTGTGTAACAACAGCGTCCGGGTGAAGCGCACCGACGCCGAGGAACTGTTGCTCGAGTCACTGCGCGACGAGCTGCTCAACGGCGAGTACCTGAAGGTGTGGAGTGCGGAGGTTGACCGGCAGGTGCGCGAGGCCAGAAGCCAACCCAGCACGGGTGACAACGTGCGCCGC